TAGGTTTGCCGGGCTTGAACTCAATGCGACCTAGCGCGGTCTTGCTTTTGACCGCCATCAGTCGATTCCGGCGTCATGGGACCCTGCGAGGCTGACATCGCCAGCAGGCTGTACCCCATCAGCAGCAGCAGGCTCAACAGGATCAGGGCGATAAGGGTCATTAGGCCAGACGGGGTAATCGGTGCCGGTAATGTAAGCAGCCAGCTCGGGCGTGTCAGCAGTGTCACGGATCGCGGTCACTTTGACGCCGGTGGCTAGGCGAATATCTTCGCGCCATGTCTTGAGTAGTGGGTCAGCCGGTTTACCGTTGTCAGCCTCGCGGATGATGATCCAGTCGGTCGGCGTCAACAGCGTGTTGGCGGTTTGGCGGGTCTGGGCGACCCATTGATCAACGAGTTGGGTATGATCCTTGGGGATCAGGTGACCGTCGGCGTCATAGCCCCAGTAGAACCGCTGATCGTATTCCGGGGGCGGATCAATCCAGACAATGCCCAGCCGGTCGCGGTCAAGCTGCGTGCTAAGCCTCAGCCAGTTGGCGGGGTAGTTGATGTCCTGGTACTCCCACGGCGTATCCATCGGGAGTGTGCGACCGTCGGGGAGTGCGTAAGGCATGAGTCTGGGGCGTTAGTTTGAGTTTAAGACGGGTGGCTAGGCTTGTTCCCTACGAGTCCGGGGTTTGTGTCATCGGGCGCGGGCGTAGGCGAAGGGGGATTCGGCGAAGGCGGCGTAGATGTAGGTGCTGCCGTTGCCATTTATGTCGCCATCTGAGCCTCGTATTTTGAAACCGTTACTAACAAAATCGACGTTCATACTCGTTAAAGTATTTTCTGCGTCCGATGTGTTTGGCTCTAGATTTAAATTTGTCACGTTGTATGTGCTACGCGCTGAGTCGTAAATATACCAGTTAGCAACACCGCTTGAGTTCTTCCAAATTAAAAACCTGGGACGGAAACCCAAATACACAAAAACGCCATCGCTTGACCCATTTCCGACCCAGGAAGACATGGAAGAGTACCCGGCTACTGGGGCGAAGCAGTAGGCGACGTAAGTACCAGTATTAGTATTCAAACTTGTCCCCAAAGAAAAAACAGTTGATGTCGGCGCTGTATCGTTCCACGAAGTTGTATCGGTAAATACGCTGTTGGTATCAAATTGAAGAACCTTTGTCGCACCTAAGGCGCTGTGATAAATACCCCAAGAATTATTTACCCCAGAACGTCTTTTAAGGACAATAAAACTAGGTGCTGCACCCAAGCTATGACCCACTGTCGCTCCTGCTGTTCCATTTCCAGTCCAAGTAACAATCGAGAACCCCGCACTAGCATTAGCCCTCACCGTAGAAGTGATGCTGCCTTGTGTGTTAGTGACTGTTGATGTCCCGGCGTCCCAGCAAAATGCTGCAAACGCATCGCCATTGTTATTACCTGATCCTTCACTGCCATATGTAAAGCCGGTCGAGTCGAAGCTAGTCAGACTGTTAGCTAGGCTCGCCTCAGAAACCGTGAGATTTGAGCACAAACGAATCAATGCGCCTCTGACAGTATCAAACTGCACCCAGTTAGATGCTTGCGACCTATTGCGTAGCCACACCAAATCAGGCGAGAAGTTCAGCCCACTGATGGTCTGCGTGGAGCCATTACCGGTGTAGAGCTTCACATCCATGTAGTCCGAGCCTTTGGCAATCGTCGGCGTCGGCAGGTTGGCGGTGCAGAGGGATTTGAAGCCCGCTGGTGCTTGATAACTGAAACTGCGTTGGCCGAAGTTGCAAATAAGCGTTCCACCGCTTCCACTGCTGATAGCGGGGAAGAGTGTGCCTGAGAGATTGGTATAAATAGCTCCTGTACCAGACGCCGGTGCGCCACTGTTAAACCAAGTGCCGTTGACGCCAAACCAAATTTTTCCGGCATCAACATCGTATGCAACCATCATTACGTCGTTGACATTGATCGTGCCGTAATCTGGTCCGGCGCTGTTGTTGTGATACGAATAGCCGTTGATTCCGCTTTCCGAGAGGATCCCCCATGAGTCAGCGGATCCTCCAATGCCGCCTGCTGCTGCTATGTAATTTTGATTACCTACGCCTACACCTTGGTAAGAACCGACCTGCGCGGTCATTACTGCTTCGTAGTACCACTTTCCGCTAAAAACCCCCATCGTTCCCGCTCGCTTATGAGGGTTCGCTGCGGATGTGAAATCAAGATTTCCATTGGATAGCGTCCCTGTCCCATGTAGCGGATTTAACGTCGCATAATTCCCCCGAATTTCCCCGCCAACGCCTGTATCCGTGCCGAAGGAACTCGGGCTGTCTACCAGCGAATCGTTCCCGCTGCCGCTTGCAACACTGAAGTTATTGGGCGTAAAATTATTATTGCCGGCGCTGTCTTTACCGAGCGTGGTGCTGGTGGTGCCAGAGTTATCGCTGAACGGCAGGCGGAAACCGTTGGTGCCGTAGCTGCCGGTGTATGCCTTGGGGTTCCACGCGCCGGTGGTGGCGTCGAACTCCCCGAAGCTCCCGGCATCAGCTACAGCAATGCCGTCCAACCAAGTAAAGTCTGCTAGGTACGCTGACAAGAAAGTTCCCGCGCCCGCATCCTGCCGGCATCCGATTCTGTTTAATGCCGTGTTAATAGTAAAAAGATGATTTGCATTTTGCGGAGGGTAGTTAGCCGTTAAAAACGTGGTTACTCGTACCCCGTTAACATACATCTTAACTCGATCTGAGCTAGTGCCAAGCGTCGAATCAAGAATGAATACGAAGTGATACCAGGCCGATGGGTCTCTAAATACTTGTGTTGTTATCAGAGAGTATGCGGCACTGCCTCCATACTGAAACTCAAAAGCATTGTCTGATCTAAACCGTAGGTTTGATGAGGCAGAAGAACTACCGTCGTAGCAATCAAATATCCACTGGTTTGAACCCAGCGCTGCACGCTTGACCCAGAATGATATTGTCCCTTTTGTGCGAGTTGTTGGAGCCGATGTATATTGACGGGTACAGTAGGCACTGTCACTACTGTTGAACCGAAGGCTCCTACTGATCTGATAGCCAACCGCAGCTTCAGCGGCGCTAGCCAGCAACAGGCCGTTGTTGATAACGCTCATTATCTCACATCCGCGATCAGGCGAGCAGTAATCCGAGTCGCACTCTCGCAATAATACGCCAGCACATCAACTGCATTGGCCGTGGTCGTCAAGGTCGGTGCTGTGCCACCCGGAAACTTGATGTTGTTGCCGTAAGCCAAAGTCCGCCCACCAGTGCCATCCTGCGTGATCACAATGACGCCACTCTGCCCAGCGGTGATGTTCGTGGGATTAGCAAGCGTCCTGTTACCGCCCAAGGTCACGGAGTAGTTGTTCGCCGCTGCAAAGTCCGGGGTGATCGTTGCCCCATCCGTCAGTGCGGTGATGCTGCCACGCTGGGCAACGGTGAAACTTTGATTGATATTGATGCCAGCCACCGTCATCGTGGCATCAGGCAGCGTAATGGTCCGGTCTGCCGTAGGGTTCACCACCGCCAGCGTGGTCTCGTTGGCGTCGGCGGTGCTGCCCTCGAATGTCAGGCTGCCAGCGGTGCCGATCTCAAGGTTGCCGGTAACCGTGCCACCCGCCAAGGCAAGGTAGGTGCTGGCTGCAGTGGCGCTAGTCAGCAGGCCAAGGTTGGCAGCGGTAACGTCACCGACTGTGATCCAGGCATCGTTGGCGGAATTACGCAGCTTCAGGAGTGCCGGATTGACACCCGTATCAATCCACCACTGATACGCATATGTCGTGGTCGGTGCCGTTGAACCTGAGTTTTGACTGACGGTCGCAGCCAAGATCGTGTTCAACTCAGCGCGGAAGTTCGCCCCGCTCTGGTTGGCTAAAACGTAATCAGTTGCCTGAGCCATTAGGTGATCTGCCTGCCGTGACCAACGGCTTGGTAGTCAAAGTTTCTACTGACCATGCTACCGCCACTATTGCGGAAGGTCACCGTGAAGCCAGTCCGGCTCGCATTGCTCAAAGTGAAGTAATCGCCTTGGTTCATGTCCTGTGCCGTGATGCCAATGCTGGGTGTGGCGTAAAACGCTGCCGGGAATGTTACCGTATAAGCCGCTGCGCCACTGGTCAGGTTACGCTGGGTTTCGGTGCGACGCTGCAATTCCGTAATCACACCCAACTGCTGCACGGCAATGTTCTGCGCTGGGTTGTTGATGGTGGCATTAAAGCGGAACTGAAAGCCGCGACCACGGGCGATGCCATTGACGAATGGTTGCCAAGTGCTATAGGTCGGTGTGCCAGCCGGGTTATCGGTGGTGGTGCGTACTGACAGGCTGCCGTTGGTAGCGCCAAGGTCGTTGCCGTCAATATCGTTCCAGGCATCCACCAGCCCCGTGCGGTCATCCCAGCGGTTGTTCGGTTCAAATGCCCGTGTCTGCAACACGCTTCGCAGGTTGATGTCGTAAGTCGCGCCAAGGTCCAGCGCGTTGTAAAACACGTAGTCCGCAGCAGATACCGTGGCTCCGTAAAAGTCAATATCCGCCAAGGCATCCCAGTCGGGGATGGTATCAATTAAGCCAGTAGAAATGGCAATTAAACCAGCCTCATCCGCGTTGTAGACCATCGTTGTGGTCGTACCTCTAAATGGCGGGGAGGTGGTGTCCTCTCGATAGGACTGCACCAACAAGGCATCCTGTGGGGCGGGCAGTGAGACCACCACCGAGGCGACGCCCGTGGATTCGTTGTTGCTGGAGTCAACAGCGCGGATGAAGTAGGTGCCAGCCAGTAGCGGCACAATCTTGCGCGTAGCACTACCGGGCGATGCCGGCACAATGTCGTTTGAGTTGCCCCAGACCGCATTGGCACCTGTTTGCGTGGTATGACGGATGCGGATTTGACCGCCGATACGCACGTCAAGATCAACGGCTTGCGGCCAGCTCAATTCGGCGCTTTGTGCATCGATTGGTGTGATAAAAAGATCGGGGATGGTGGCAGGTGGCGCCGTGCGTCCTAAAGCGTTGTATTGAGCGGTGGCGATACCGGAGCGAGTGAAGCCGGCACTTTCAGCCTGTAACTCAAAACGGTACAACCCGACAGCACTGTTTAGCACCTCGAAATCAGGTGATTGCGTGGCAACGGTTGTCCAGTTACCGTCACCGAGCTTGTAGCGCAAGATGTAACGAGCAACGCCGGTTTGGGCACGCCAACTGATGATTAGTTTAGCTAATACTTGACCGCTGGATTCATAAAGCACTTCCGAGGCGCTGAGTTGTGCCGGAGTAGCTGGTGCAACGTTCAGGTCACTGATGTCCGTAGGTGTCAGCGGAATGTCGCGCTCTACATAGTCGTATTTACTGAAGTCGTATTTGATGCCAGTGATGGCATAGGTAATGCCGTCTGATTCTTCTTGAACAGTAAGAACGCGGAATGGTTGACCAGACAGCGTGGGGATGGTAATCATCCACGGGCTGCCGGCATAAGGCTGTGAAAGCAGGTCTGTTGGCAGTGTCACCAAGTTGCCGTTGATTGTGGCGCCATTAATCACCTGCACCGTTTGATCCTGCAGCACCACTTGGAAAGTGAACGTGCTTGGCACCGTGTCGGTGAACATCGTGCTGGCTTGGCGATCAATCGTGATCTGCCGTGCGCCGCTGACGCTGACCACACGACCACCGCGCACAAAGCCCGCACGCACGGGATCCATCACCTTGATGACTTCACCGGGGCGGACGTATTGACCAGGTGCAATGCCCGTCTTAAAACTCACCACTTCGGTGGTATTGTTCTCTTCGTACAGGATCCACTCACCAACACGGCGAGCTTGGCCTTTGCTGGTGCAGGCAAAAGCATCAACCTCCTTTTTGTTGATGCCAAACTTGGCAATGGCAGTGGCATCCTCAACTACTTCATAGGTATAAGTGCGGGCAGTCATGTCGAAATATTTAACGGCAACCACCGTGCTACGAGTCTTCAGACTGCTGCCGCTATAGGTAAAGCCTTCCTCGGTGACATTTGACTGGTTAAAGATATAAGTAGCATCTGTCGGGCGATCCTGAGCAACTGTCAGTGATCCAACGCTCCAGAACGGCATGGCACGGAATACCGAGCACATGTCATTAATCAGCTTGAAAACTTCCTCCTGCGTTTGTATACAGACGTTGCATGAAAAACGGGGTTCAGTGCCACCAAAGCCGTTGGGCACTAGGGCTGAGGAGTATTGGCTGGCAGCAAAGAACGCATACTTGTCTAATTGCGATGCCGAAACATAAGCACCTGTTCCGTATCGACTATTGGTAAGCAAATCCCAAAGGATCCAGGCTGGGTCTGTCGTCCACTTTGCAACTTGAAAGTTGCCACTCCAGATACCGGCATAGGTCAGGCGACCGTTAGTGCTATCGACAGTGGCATTGTCGGGGATGCGTACCTTGATGCCGCGTACACGGTACATCCGCTCGGGAATGTTGCTGAACTGTTCAGCGTTAAAGCGGAAACCAACAAGTGCACTGTTGGGATAACGCAGTTTTTCATAGATCCGTTCTGTATAACTCGTCCAGAACAAACTATTTTGCACTGGATCACCACTGGAATCATTTGCGTTATCGCTGGTGTCACGGATAACTCGAATTGAAACCGGCGGAGGTGCTGCGAAGTTGAGGATATAACTACGGGTATAAAGGTCAGCGGTACGACCGACGATTGAATCTGTCTTTACAGTTGTAAAAGGACCACCACCGTAAGAAAACTGGATTCGGAAATCAATTCGCGTACCAACAACATCACCATTGCGGCGAAAGATTTGCAGCGCAGGCGTTGACAGTGTGATGCGAACGCCATCAACGTTGACATCCGTAACCGTGCGCGTAATCGGGATTGCATTGGTGACCTGGGTTGATACGTTGACTTCTTCTTGTGTTGCAGTGCTGAATAGCATCTGCGTTTGATTTTGCGTGCCGTAACGATTGAAAACTTCAAAGTCGCGGAAGTTAAGATCTGCTACCTGGTATGCATTGGCGGGGTTGGCGCCTTCGCGTGCAATCGGAGTGTTGTTTAGGAATATGTCTTTTAACAATGCGCGATTGTATTGAGCCGAGTCACGTGCATAGGCACGAGCAGATGGGAAGCCTTCAATTTCGCCTTCACTGATTAGGTCTAAAACCAGTGCGTGCTGTTTTGACTGGAGACTATCAGGATCAACGCTGGCAGTCCGCGCTCCACCGCCATTGCCGCCTTTACCACCGCCGCCACCGCGGTTACCAGCACCGATCACATAGTCAGTCATTGGCTTATCCAATTTGATCGCTGGTAATACCAGCAGAGATCACGAGACTGCCCACCAGCATTTCGCCATAAACGATTGGTACAGGAACACCACTCCGGGATACATTCTGAATACCGGAAAAACTGAAGGACTTGCGAGGATCATCAGGACTATTACTCCCAACCGATGCCTGCGATGTGGGTGTCAATAATTGTGCGACGCCGCGCAGAGTAAGAGAAACGCCAATACCACCGACGATGGTGGAGATTGATGTGCCCGCGATAGCTGCTGCCCCAAATGGATTAATTAATGCCAGTGCAATTAAACCAACACCAGCCAATATATTGCCGACTCCACTACCAGCGCCAGCAAACACCGGGACAATACGAATTGGCTCTTTTTTGCCCGTTGGATAATGTAAAACTTCCGGTTGATTTGCTAGCGGTAATTCAAACTTTCCAACACTTACCTTGTAGTGCTGGTCCGCCATGTGTTGCTTCAAGTTTGGAAAATTTGCCAGCAGGAAACGCACAGCCTCCGCTGGATTTTGCACGTCAGCCTTGAAGCTGCGCTGACCGAGAAATTTCGCCAATGCCCCGTAGACCTTGATGATCCGCATTACTGGCACCTGCTGGAGTGCCGGAGCACACGCCCGGTATTTTTCAAATAATAGCCGCCGAGGATGTCACGGGAACTCAATCGTCCCCGAATGTGGTGCAGGATCATCTGGTCACCCACGTACACCGCCACATGGTTCAAGCCATCGCAGCCATCTAGCGCCATCAGCAACGCATCCCCGATCTGCAGCTCATCCATTGAAACCTCGACAAAGCCAGCGTCACGCCAGCAGCGATCAAACATCGGGTCGGCATTGAAGTTGTTCAGGTCAACCGGACGTTCCCAGTCCCGTAGTGGCAACGCAAAATGCTCGGCGTACCAGTCCCTTACCAGCGTCCAGCAATCGCTAATGCCCCAAACCCATTGCCGTCCCACTAAAGGTGCCTTGTAGCCAGTCGGTTCAATCGTGCTCCATTCCAGGCTGCCGGGGTTGACGATATGCCAGGTGATGCCGGATTTCTCGCAGCCCATGCGGTCCGCTTCGCTTGGTGTTGCCGGTGAGGTTGGATGGCTATGTACAACGGCAAGCACTTCACCTGCATCTTCGGCTTTGGCGTAGTCGTCAGGATC